ACGTTTGGATCCAAAAACCCAAGCATGGCTGGACAAAAACAGCTGGTATGGTGTTGATGACGACATGAGTTTCCTCGCTATGGGCATTCATAGAAGACTAGAACGTGATGGGGTTCCTACGGGATCTGATCATTACTGGAGTTCTATAGATACCGAGATGAAGAAAAGATTTCCAGAAAAATTTTCTGGCAACTCAGCAGAAACCAAAGATTCTGTAAAAAAACCCTCAACGGTCGTAGCGCCTGCTACACGTTCTACATCCCCAAAAAAGATTAGACTAACGCAGACACAATTAGCTTTGGCTAAGAAGTTTAAACTTTCTCCAGAGCAATATGCTATGGAATTAACTAAATTGGAGTCCCAAAATGGCTGAAAATAGAATTCCCCGTGAAGTAGAAGATAGAAAACAAGATGAGCGCCCTAAACAGTGGCAAGCTCCTGAGTTATTACCAGAACCTGATAAAGAGCCTGGTTTTGCTTATAGATGGATTAGAGTTTCAACGCTTGACTCACCAGACCCACGCAATCTTAGCGCTAAGCTTAGAGAAGGCTGGGAACCTGTTAGAGCAGAAGAGCAACCTAAATTTCAACTGTTAGTCGATCCCTCTAGTCGTTTTAAAGACAACATAGAGATTGGCGGATTATTACTTTGCAAAACACCTAAAGAATTTGTTGAGCAAAGAAAAGCACATTATGATCAGCAAACACAATCACAAACTGATGCTGTAGATAATAATCTTATGCGTCAAAACGATCCTAGAATGCCTCTCTTTAACGAGAAAAAATCTACGACCAGTTTTGGCAAAGGTTAATTTTTTAATTTAAGGAGTTTTAATATGGCTTATCCAACAGTCAGTACTCCCTATGGTTTTGAACCGATTCAACGTTATGATGGTATTCCTTATGCTGGCGCTACTTTGCAAGTTAAAATTGCGTCAACATACAATACTCCAATCTATAACGGTTGTTCAGTTCAAGTCGTAGCGGGTGGTACCTTAGAATTATCAGCAGCAACCACAACAGGCACTATTGTTGGTGTTTTTATGGGTTGTCAGTATGTTAATTCATCAGGTCAAACGGTTCAAGCTCAATACTACCCAGGTACTAGCGTTACTAGCGCTGTTGCTTATGTAGTGGTTGACGCTTCAGCTGCTTATAAAGTATCAGTCACAACTTCAGGTGCAGCAACAGTAGTTACGGGCGTTAATGCAACAATCGTTGGTGCAAACGTAGCTGAAATCCAAAACGGTACAGGTTCTACAACAACAGGTAATGCACAATCATCTATTGTTAAACCTGCAAACGGTGCTGGAGCTGTTACAACTCTTCCATGGAGAGTTATTGCAGTAGTGCCAGATACATCATATGTATCAAGCGGAGTAACTTTGTATCCAGAAGTTATTGTTAAAATCAACAACCCACAGTTAACTGCCCTTACCGGCGTTAATTATGTAGCTTAACTAAGGAGAACATAACATGGCTATTTCACGTGCACAGCTCCTTAAAGAGCTATTACCAGGGTTAAATGCATTATTCGGTTTAGAATATGCAACGTACGGACAAGAACATAAAGAGATCTATGAAACAGAGACCTCAGAACGTTCTTTTGAAGAAGAAACAAAACTTTCAGGCTTTTCAGCAGCACCTGTTAAAAACGAAGGCACTGCCATCGCTTACGACAATGCTCAAGAAGCTTGGACGGCTCGATACAATCATGAAACTATTGCTCTTGGCTTCAGCTTAACTGAAGAAGCTATTGAAGATAACTTATATGATTCTCTATCAGCTCGTTACACAAAGGCTTTAGCGAGAGCTATGGCATATACGAAACAAGTGAAAGCTGCTGCTGTTATTAATACTGGCTTCAGCGCTTCATATCCGGGTGGTGACGGCGTTGCTTTATTTAGCGTATCTCATCCAATTGTTTCTGGTGGTGTAAATAGTAACACTCAAGCAACTCCAACTGACTTGAACGAAACAGCACTAGAAAACGCTGTTATTCAAATCGCTGCTTGGACTGATGAACGTGGTCTATTGATTGCTGCTAAACCACGTAAGTTAATTGTTCCGCCAGCATTGCAATTCGTTGCAACACGCTTGCTTGAAACTGAACTACGTGTATCAACAGCTGACAATGATATCAATGCAATTAAGAACAATGGTTCTATTCCAGAAGGTTACACAGTTAATCACTTCTTGACAGACACAAACGGTTGGTATTTAACAACTGATGTTCCTAATGGTATGAAACACTTTGTTAGAACTCCACTACAAAACTCAATGGATGGTGACTTTGACACAGGTAATGTTCGCTATAAATCACGTGAACGTTATTCATTTGGCTGGTCAGATCCTTTAGGTATGTACGGATCACCAGGTGCTTAATAACACCTAGTAGTAAAGAGCCCTCTTCGGAGGGCTTTTTATTTGCTTAAAATCATTTGAAATAGTAGTATTTAGATTAGAAATATAGTAATATATACATATCCAGGAATACCCTGGTTTATTAGACTGTCCTGGCAGACGCATACAAGACTAATAAACTTAACTTTGTATGAAGGAAAATATTATGTCAACAACAACCTTTTCGGGTCCAGTTGTATCTGGTGCAGGCTTTACCTCCGATGATACTATCAACGCTTCAAATTTAACATCAGGCTCTTCTTTTAATCTTACCGACTTTACTGTACGCCCTACTGCAACTTACACAGGCACGGTAGCAGCTTTAGTAGGCGCAGTAAATCAACGTACCGCAGGTGTATCAGGCGGTAACATGTTTGGATGTTATGCTCAAACATCATTTTCTAATAACCCAACAAGCACAATTACAGGTTTAAACACCGCTGTTTATGGCGTGGTCGACTGTGGTTCTAGCACTAATATTGGTGCCGCTTATGGAGCAGTGTTTGATTTTGCTCAATTTGCAGGAACAAGAGCCACAGCCCCAACAGCATTTATTGGTTTTGGTGAAGAATCTACAACTAATCCTTGCTTAAATTTACTTGATGTTGGTAGATTAGGTAAAAACGTAGGAACAGGATTAGCTAAAACAGCCGCAGCTTTACCTACAGGTAGTGGTGGTTCATTACGAATTTTAGTTAATGGACTAGTTCGTTACCTTCCACTTTATACAACTCAATCTTAATATGACTGAGCACGATATACAAGAAAGACTTAAGTCTTTGGACGCCCAGCGTATTCAAATGGAAGCAAATCTAAATGCATTAGGCGGGGCTATCCAAGATTGCCATTTTTGGCTAGATAAAATTACATCAAGTCCTAAAAATGTAGTCAAAATAAAAGGCAACAAAGGAGATTAATTATGGGTATGCAAACAGATGTTTTAGTTAGTGCTGTATTATCTAGCGACGGACAATTTACAAACGCAACAGGAACAGCTGATATTACAAGATGCCGAGTAAAAGCTGTATATATAGTTCCAGCAGCCACAGCAGGCAGTGTGGTATTTAGAGATGGTGGATCAGGTGGCACAATTATTATGACGCTCAATTCCGTAGGATCTGTAACTCAACCTACCTATTTATTATTTCCAGGCGAAGGTGTTTTATTTACTACCAAAGTTTATGCGGATGTAACTAATATAGGTACTGTAACTATTTTTTATGGTTAATAAGAAAAAAGGTGTATCTTTAGCAATCGGACGTGGTGAGAAACTTCCTGTATCGAAAGGTGCAGGACTCACGGCTAAAGGTCGTGCAAAGTATAACGCAGCTACTGGGTCAAACCTTAAGGCTCCTCAACCACAAGGTGGCGCTCGTAAGAGATCGTTTTGTGCTAGGATGTCTGGTATGCCTGGTCCTATGAAAGATGAAAAAGGTAGACCGACTAGGAAAGCCGCATCACTAAAAAGGTGGAAATGCTAATGAGTACAGAACGAGAACTTGCCGAACACGGTATCGAAATTAAACACATTCAAACAGATGTAGACACCCTTATGGAAGATATGAACGAGTTAAAGAAAAGACTTGATGCTATTGAGTCCGCCCTTAACGAAATTAAAGGTGGTTGG